TATGTATCCGGTTCACCCAGATAGAGTTTCAGCTCAAAGGGTAAACGGTCGAATTATCTATAAAATTGATAACACCCAATATGACCAATCTGAGATATTTCATATAAAGTTTTATGCACGTCCTGGAGACATTTTTGGTCGCGGTGTTCTATCTACTCAGCGCCAATCACTTAGCACCCAGATTGCTTTGCAAGAATACGCGGCTAAGTATTTTGATACCGGAGTAACTCCATCAGGCGTACTCAAATCATCTAACCCTGACTTGAACCAAGAAGAAGCCGAATTACTTAAAGCTTCATGGATGCGTACTTATGGCCGCAAATCCCGCGAACCAGCAGTCTTGAATGCCACTACCGAGTTTCAAGTATTAAGCGATAATGCTCAAGAATCCCAGTTAATTGAATCCCGCACTTTTCATTTGACCGAAGCCGCTAATATGCTTGGCCTTCCTGGCGTATATCTTGGCGCACCCAACTCTTCACGTACCTATTCAAATATCGAGCAAGAAAACTTACAGCTTGTTCGCTGGACTCTTGCGCCGATTGCTAACCGTATTGAACAAACATTCAGCGACTATATTCCACGCGGTCAAGTTGCCCGATTTAACTTCGATGGACTTTTACGCGCAGACACCTTAACCCGCTATCAAGCGCATGAGATTGCTTTAACTAATGGATTTATGACAATAGACGAGGTTCGCCAGCATGAGTACCGCGATCCTTTAGATAATCCCGAGGATCAACCAGAAGTAGTAGGAGCCTAATAATGGAAACTCGTTCATTTAATGACATGGATTTAGAGGTACGTTCAGCCGGTGACGGTCGTACCATTTGCGGAATCCTGGTTCCATATAATGTAGAGCAACGCATTCACGCCAGCCTTACTGAGGTATTTCGCAAGGGCGCTTTTGCTGACGTGATTCGCGCAGCTCATAGAGTAAAACTATTGTCCGGACATGAGACGCGTAAGTTTCCTTTAGGTCGCGCCACTATGTTACGTGAAGAAGAAAATGGACTTTATGGTGAACTTAAAATCAGCAAAACACGCTCCGGTGATGAAGCCTTAGAACTCATTAGAGATGGAGCGCTCGATCAACTATCTATTGGTTTTCAGCCACTTAAAGATACTCGTCGCAAAGATGGTGTAGTGGAACGCATTAAGGCTCATCTTGCCGAAGTAAGCCTGGTAACTTTTGGGGCTTATGGTGATCTCGCCGCCGTTTCCGCGGTTCGTGATATTGAAGAAACGCCTAACATGGCAGCAGCTCGCGCCATTCTTGAAGGATTAAAAAAGTGAAATCTATTCAAAAAACTGTTACTACTACCGCATCAAAAATAATTGACGCTTATCCAGTTAACCGTCAAGTCTATATTCACGTGGTAGGAAATGGAATAGTTTATTTAGGTGATTCAACCGTAACTACTTCTAATGGTTTTTTGACTGAAAAAAATGCTATACCTTTTGTTTTTAACATTCCAGCAAATGAAACAATCTGGGCAGTCATTGGAACTGGTACAGATGATTTGCGTATTCTTTTACCGGACGGTGCATAATGCCTTGGCATATTGAAAACAATAACCCAGACTGTTCAGGATTCGCGGTAGTCAAAGACATGGGTAACGTATTAGTCGGATGTCACCGTACCGAACAGCAAGCTAAAGACCATTTAGCGGCACTTTACGCAAGTGAACCCAATATGGCTGATAGGCAAATAGACATGACTTCCGGACAAGAATCTGCCGATGCTGAGGAAATGAATCCAGCAGAAGCGGCTCTCAACGATCGGCAACGCGCCCAATATGAGGCAGTTGAAACAATCGTTGAACTTTACGGTCAATATGACCAATCAAGTAAAGCCAATGGCGCACACTATGCCGCACCTTCCCCTTTTGGTGCAGAAGGCTTAATTTGCGCTAACTGTGTTTTCTATGAAGGCGGTCAAGTCTGCGAAGTGGTTGCTGGTCAAATTGATCCTAACGCTATTTGTAAAATGTGGATTATTCCAGAAAACCTAATCCAGTCACCACGCACTCGACTTGCTAGTGTAGAATTATTGCTAGCAGAACTTAAAAACTCACACCCCTAACCAGGGCAGTCAGGACACCTCGCTTTAGGCGACACCTCCGACGCTGGGTAAGACACCTGAGAAATCATCAGACCCTACCTATATTTGGAGATTCAGAATGTCACAATTCCTTGACTCTCTGCGCGCCAAGCGTGACGAAAAAACTGGCCTTATTGAGGCTATCGTCAATCGTGCCGCAGAAGAAACCCGCGACCTTACCGAGGTTGAACTTACCAATGTTCAAGCCATTGATCTTGAAGTTAAGAAGATTGACGAGCGTATTGAGCAAATGGCAGATATTGAAATCCGCAACGCAAAAGCCGCTGAACTTGCTTCCAAGGTTGATGGAACCGAAACCCGTTCGGTTGCCCCAGCGCGCGTAACTTACGAAGAGCCTACTTACCATGAGCGTGGTCAACACCAATTCCTTGCGGATGCTATGGCTGCCGAATTCGGTGGAGCATACGAAGCGCGTGAGCGTATCAACCGTTACCAGAATGAAGTACGTTTAGAAAAGCGCGATTCTTCTTCTTCTAACTTCGCTGGTCTCGTTGTTCCTCAATACTTGGTGGATCAATTTGCACCACTTCGCCGCGCAGGTCGTCCAACCGCTGATCTTGCAACCATGCGCCCACTTCCTGCTTCTGGTATGACCGTTAACCTTGGTCGCCTCACGACTGGCGTAACCACTTACGTTCAATCTTCTGAGAACACCCCAGCGACAGAATCCAGCCCAGACGACACGCTTTTGACGGTCAACGTTCGTACCATTGGTTCAATGTTTGATCTTTCCAAGCAGGCCGTTCTTCGTGGTACTGGTGTGGAAGATCAAGTCATCGGTGACGCGATCCGTTCATACCACACCAAGCTTGATTCTATGATCATCAATGGTGATGGAACTTCTGGAGATCACCTTGGTATCCTCTCAACCACCGGCATTAACGCCACCACCTATACGGATGCAACCCCAACCTTTGCCGAGTTCTGGCCTAAGTTGGTTGCCGCGATCACAGACGTAACCAGCAACTTCTACGGTTCCGCTAACGCGATCGTCGCTCACCCATCCCTTATCGGTTGCTGGCTTCGTGCGCTCGATTCCTCGAATCGTCCACTCATTGTGCCAACCGCTGGTAACCCAGTAAACGCACCTGGCTCCTATGACCGTCCAGCCTATAACTCAAACCTTCAACTTCTTGGACTTCCAGTTATTGCTGACGCAAATATGCCAACCAACCTTGGCGCAGGAACCAACCAAACTGCCGTAATCGTTGGTGACTTCAACGAGGCTTACCTTTGGGAAGATGCCGGTTCGCAACCACTTTACGTGCGTTTCGAGCAACCAGATGGCAACGTCGCAATCCGCACCGTTGTCTTTGGTTTCTCAGCATTCACCGCAGGTAAGTACCCTGCCGCATTCTCAGCCATCACCGGAACTGGCCTTATCACCGCCAACTGGGCATAACTGAAATAAAGGAGACACCAGGGGAGCCGGATACCCTTCCGTCCGGCTTCCCTGGCTCACACACCATGACCCCTAGCCAACTAATCCAAAGCCTTCTCAAAGAACGTGAGGGCTATGTAGTGCGGAACCTACCCATTCGAGTAGCCGCCGTAGATGAGGCGTTAAAAGTTGCTGGATATGTTGCGCCAAGTGTGCCACACCAAGTAACAGAAACAACGCCTAAGCCGACTATTTCCAAGGCGAAGAAGAAAGGCTAGGGGTCATGGCCATTACTAACGGTTATGCCACGCTCACAGAAGTTAAAACTTTTCTGGGTATCACAGACAGCGTAGATGACACGCTCCTTGAAGGCATGGTAGAAGCCGCCAGTCGGTCTATTGATCGCATGGCTAACCGTCGGTTTTATTTAGATTCCTCAGCTAGTGCTCGCCTCTATCGGGCTAATGATGCGCTTCAATTATTTGTAGATGATATTGGTTCCGCTACCGGACTTGTCGTAGCACTTGATTCGGATGGTAATGGTAGTTATGACACCACACTTACACTTAATACTGATTATATTCTTGATCCCATTACCGCACCAAGCCTTAACCGTCCCTGGAATG